TCGGCGATGTCGCGGTGCGTCCTCGGCTCGGCCAAGAAGGCGAGAATCTGCATCGTTTTGCTCATGCCGGCACCCTTTTAATCGCGCCACCAAGCATTGCCCGGATTCGGCGCATCTGCTCCGCACCTGCGGCGATCTCGTCCTGCGTGCGTGGCGGCACTGGCAGCGCACGCATGTGCTCCGGTGCCTGGATCTGCCCCTTCACCAGCGCCACGAACTCCGGCAGCGTCGGCGGCCACGGCCCGCACTCATCCGGCATGGCACGCACCGCAGCCGCCACCGCATCCGCCGGGTACTTGCCCAACGCTTCAGCCCACACTTGCTTGACCCTCCCCGGCTCCGCTCCAGTCCACATAACGGCAATCTTCTGGTGCCCGTAGACGGCGGTCATCCGCTCGAAAATCCGTTCCACCCACTCTGTCGGCAGAGGCTGGTACTGGTGAAATGTCGATGACATTGATAGCTCCTCGTTGGCCCGTCAGTGATTGGACCGTGAATGCGCGCAGATCATTCATCTGTTTGTGCGCGGTGTATGCAACGCGGGGCACACTCTTGAACCAGTTGGCAACAAACCTCGGCGCCGACTTCTCGCTGGCAGGACGGCGGGCAGCGTGCGTCTCCAGCCAGATCACCATCCGCGCGAACTGCTCATCGGCGGACGGGTAAATCTTTCGGTACGCATCGGCAACTTGTTCCGGCATCTGGTACACGCCCGCTTTGCAGGGGATGTTCATTGCAGAGCCCCTCCGAACAGAGCGTCCAACGACCTCACCTTGTCGGCGCGCGGAAGATCGCTGCGGATCACCGCGTTGATCTTGTTCGTGAGCTTCCCAAGGGCCACGCGCATCACCACTGCCGACAGCGAGTACTTCGCATCCAGCGCAGTCACCGACTTGCACAACGGCAGGACGTTAAGGCCAAGGTTTTGGTCGATCAGCACCTTGATGCCGTAGCTGCCGACCAATTCGTGCAACTCATCGAACTGCGCCCGCTGCTTGGCCGGCATGTGCCCGCCGCCCATCCCGATCTCCAGCCAGCCTTTGCCGCCGATGGCAATGCCGGTGGTGTTCACCACGGTGAACGCTTCGTCCCGGTCCAAGTCGCTGACAATGCACTCGACCGTCGCGTGCCCCAGCACACGGCAAGCAGCCAGCCGGCGGTTGCCGTCAATCACATCTCGGTCGGCGGTAATCAAGATCGGGTAAATCAAGCCGCGAGTCTCGATTTCGGCAATCAGTCGGCGCAACTTGTCGCCTTCCTTTGTGCGGCCAGCAGGGTTGTAGGGCGTGTGTCGGATCGTATGGATCGGCACGATCAAGATCCGTCGTTCAGAAACCTCGGCATCGAACACAACCGCCGCGCGCTTTTTTTGCTGGTCTGCGGCGCTTTTGCTGCTGCTATCCATCTATTTCTCCTCGCGTGCGTGTACTGATCAATGCTCTATTCACTGCTTTCCCCCTATCCGCCCTGAGGTTGGGACGTGCATCGGCAAGCCCCTCGCCAAAGTTGAGAGGCTTGCTGTTGCGATCCGCCCTTCGGCCGTTCTCGCGCACCACTCCGTCGCTTCCTCTGCCGGGTTGAGTGGGAACCCTTGTGCTATGGCAGCCTTGCCCCTTCTGGCTTGCACCTCACTGCGACATCCCCAGAGCGAACCGCCTTCCGACGGTGACAACCAGATGTCGCTGTCTGTGATTGGAGCTACTCGCTTGTCGCGTCACTCCGTACTGGTTTCGTCTTAGCCCTCGACCCCCGCGACTTCGGCAAAAGCTGCCGCGCCGCATTCCCGATCCGGCCCAACTCCTTGAAGTGATCGCGCGGGGGCGGTCTCAGATGCACCCGCCTGGGCAGCGCAGCCATCCGTTCATGCGCCAGCCGCTGTTCGCGTGGCAGGCCCTGCGGCGAGGCCCGGCCGGATGCCAGATCGACGCCACGCATCCATGAGGTGTCGGTCATTTGTCCCCCAGCGCGATCCAGACGCGGCGAGCGCCAAAATCGCCTTCTTGACCCTCAAATCCCCACTCTCGGTACAGCAAAACCAGCGACTCCACCGCCTCTTTACGAAAGGCGTACAGGCCCTGTGCGTACTTCGGGCGTCCGCGCACCGTCGGCACCCACATCGGCGTCACGCGCGGCTTAGGTATCGGCGTACCGCTGCTCACTTCGACGCCCGCCTGTGCGCGCGGTACTGCAATTTCGTCATGCCCAGCGCCTTCGCCTCGGCCGCAAACCGCTCGCGCCTAACCCTCGCCCACTCTTTGCGTCGGGCAGCGCGCTCGGCCAACAAAGCCTGCTGCTCGCGCCAATTGCGGCAGGCGGCAGCGATGGTGTCGTCGGTGTCGTCCACCAACGGCCGGTGCTGCTGGCCCGCCGGTAAACGAGCGTGAGCAGCAAGGCCGGCGCTAGTGTCGAACGGGTTCATTTGACAACCAATTTGACAACCACCTCGGGCACGGGGGTTGCCTGCGGGTAGCAGGAAGGCTCGGCCTTCAGCGTGCCGCCGGAAAGCACCTCGATCTGCATCTGGCGCAGCGGCGGGGGCGAATCGCCCCACGATGCGATAGACGGCTGCTGCATCCCAAGGCGTTTAGCAAGGAGGACTTGCGTGCCACCTGCCCACTCAATCGCTTCTGATTTCGTCATGCCCACTAGTATCGCTGCGGCGATACCGCTTGTCAATCGCCATAGCGATACGGCTTCGCTAGATCATTTGCGGATGGCCGACGTTGGGAACCGGGTCCGCACCCTTCGCAAGATGCAAGGCTTGACGCAAGTCCGGCTTGCGAAACTTGTCGGAGTTTCTCAAGGAGCGGTGTCAGACATTGAGCGCGGCGACACCTCGGTAATGATGGGGCCGACGCTGACCGCAATCTGCCGCGCGCTGGCTACAAACCCCGACTGGTTGCTCAGTGGGCGCGGATCTCCCGCCCCGTCGCCCCCGGCCAGCCCGGACGGCAGCGAACTGTTAACGATCTATGCCCAGCTACCCGACGCGCAGCGCGAAGCGCTCTTGACCGTAGCTCGGTCCATGCGCGACGGCTTGGGATCTCGGGCCACCGCAGAGAACCCGTTTCCTGCGGCTCGGCGCGGCGCGTAAGGCTCCGCTTCAACTTTTCGGAAAATTTATCGCTGCGGCGATTGACTTTTGATATCGCTCGGGCGATACTCTCCCCATGCCGCACAAACAGCGGCTTGGAGGACGCAATGTACAACTTCCCCGAACCCGCCCTGGCAGACGCCTACCGCGTCACCGCCCGCGCCGTGTCCGCGCAAATGCGCGAGGCGGCTTACGTCGATGCGCGTTATGAGCAGTTGCTGCGCGTCCTCGACGGCCGCAGCCGGTACAGCTACGAAGTCGACGCCGGGCCGTGGGCACCGGCCGGGACGGGCGTGATCTACATCACGACCGACCTCGCGCACTACATCGCTGAACGCTGCGACCCGCACGCGGTGACCGTCAGCCTGCTGTTGGACCGGCGCGCGGACCTGTTCGAGCGGTACGCGCTGGACCGGGCGTCTTTCGAGGCGGCTAAGGAGTGCGCGGAATGAGCAAGCACACGCCCGGCCCGTGGTCTATCGGTAAGCCGGCAATGCACCGCGACTATCCGTACATCGTTGCGCCTAACGGCGTGGTTGTCTGCAACGTCAAGTCGAGTATGAACCGGCCGCAAGCGAAAGTAGACGCTTGCCTCATCGCCGCCGCGCCGGAACTTCTGGCGGCGCTCAAAGCGATCCTGGGCAACAACGACACCGACGCTATTCGGGAGCCGGACTTCATCGCGGCGGTGGCCGCCATCGCCCGCGCCACTGGAGAGCAGCCATGACCACGCCTACATACAGCCGCCGCGCCGGCCGCTTGCTCAGCCTCGACCACGGCGTCAAGCACAGCGAGTCTTGGCGCGATCAGCAGCACGCAGAAGACGGCCTAGACGCAGCGCGCGGGATCATCACCGCCATAGCCCTCGGCGCGGCGTTGTGGGGCGCGCTGGCGGGGTTGGCGTGGTGGGCGCTTGGGCTGCTGGCGGCATGAGCCGGCAGCAGATGACGGACGAACAACAGCAACAGGAGGAAGCGATGACTGACATCAAAGAACTGTCCGCCGCAATGGCGAAGGCGTTTGCGCAGATCGAAGGCGCGATTCGCGGCAAGGTCAACCCGGCGTTTCGCAGCAAGTACGCGGACCTCGCCGCAGTGACCGACGCCATTAAGCCCGCGCTGTCGGACAACGGGCTGTGGTATCGACAGGTGTTCCACGCGGCGGAAGGCGGCGTCTGCGTAGAAACGATCATCCACCACGCGAGCGGGCAGTCGATTGCCTGCGGGCCGTTGTTCCTGCCGGCGTCCAAACAGGACGCGCAAGGATTCGGCAGCGCGACCACCTACGCGCGGCGCTACTCGCTCATGGCCGCTTTCGGAGTGCCGGCCGAAGATAATGACGGGCAGGCGGCGGTACAGCGCCCCCCGGCCGCGCGTGCGCCAATCTCCAAAGAGCCCGACGAGGTGGAGATGGAGTCTGTGCTGTCGCGGCTGCGCGAGGCGGCTATGGAAGGCACCGATGCGCTCCAGGCGGCGTTTAAGGCAATGCCGGGCAGCGATGCCAAAGCGGCAGTGTGGGCGACGCACGGAGCGTCGCTCAAGGCTGCGGCGGCTAAGGCGGGGGTGACGGCGTGAACGACGCCGAAAAGGCCGCATGGTTGCAATCGCGCTGCGGGAAGCTTACCGCGTCGCGCATGGCCGACGCGATGGATTTTACCGCCAAGGGCGGCGAGGGGGCGAAGCGCCGCGCGCTCAAGATCGAACTGCTGGCCGAGCGGATGACCGGCGACAGCGTGCCGCACTTCGTCAATTCGTTCATGCAGTGGGGGCTTGAGCAGGAGCCGGCCGCGAAGCAGGCTTACGAACTGGCGACCGGGCAAATGCTGACGGACTGCGGGCTGTTCGATCACCCGGACATCCAAGACTTTGCGGCCACGCCCGATGCGCTTTTGCCCGGCGCGCTGGTTGAGTTCAAGTGCCCGCAAACGACGACGCACCTGACGTGGCTAATGGCCGGCGGGGTGCCCGCGCAGCACAAGCCGCAGATCCTGGCGCAGTTGGCTTGCACGGGCCGCAGCCGCGCGGTGTTCGTAAGTTTCGACCCGCGCATCAAGAGCGCGACGAAACGCCTGTACATCGCGGAGTGGGCGCCTGAGCGCGCCGAGATTGAAGCAGTCGAGAACGCCGCCCGCACGTTCTTGAACGAAGTGCAACAGATGTGGGACGAACTACACACCGAAACGGAACCAGCATGAGCGATTACGACAACGAATTGACCGGCATCATCGGCAAGAACGACCGCAAAGAATCGGACAAGCACCCGGACATCAAGGGGAACTGCGAGATCGGCGGCACGCAGTACTGGATCAGCGGCTGGAAGAAGGAGCGCAAGGACGGCTCGGGTTCGTTTTACTCGCTGCGTTTTGAGGCAAAGGACGCGCAAAAGCCCGCGCCGAAGAAGCCCGTTGCGAGCCGCGTGCCGGGGTCGGACGACGAAGATCTCCCGTTCTGACATGGACCGCGCGACATACCTTACACGCGCCCGCGAGTTAGCGCCTCGCGGTGCCGCCCTGCCGCAGACTAAATTGTCAGCAGACGACGTTGCCGAAATCCGCAACGCAGTGCGCCTGCGCGAGATAGCACGCGCGGCGATCGTGCGCGAGTACAGCAACGCGGCACTCGCGGCTCGCTTTGGCGTGTCGGTGCGGGCGGTCGAGCGAGTTTTGATGCGCGAAACACACGTACAGACGGGGGGCGCATGAGCGACATCAGCCTGCCGCCGCTGCCGGAAAGCAAGTACGTTTTGGCGCGAGAAGCCGAAATGTACTGTGAGGCATACACAACCAGCTTTGCCGGCTACGACGACGATCAAATGCGCGACTACGCCCGCGCCGCAGTTATCGCTGACCGCGCCGCCCGCGCCCCGCAGCAGGCCGCGCCGCCCGATGACGGCGTGAGGCGAGCCGCAGCGGATGTCATCGCGGTATGGGACGCGCATGGCACACCGATCTCGCTGCGCGGCTGGATCGACATCCTGCGCCAACGCCTTGCCGAGAGGCCGGCCCCCGCCGCCCCGCAGCAGGCCGAGCCGGTGGCGTGGATCGCGTGCAGCGAGCGGATGCCGAAGTCTGGTGTCACCGTGCTGGCTTGCTACGCGAACTCGCACGGGCGTTCGCGCCGCATCCGGGCGAAGTGGCTGGCAGACCGAACGCACGAAGGCTCGCCCGAAACGGACGACCTCGAACTGGTGTACGACGAGGCCACCGACATGTGCTACTGGCCCGAAGGCTGGTACGAGCAGATAGACAACTGGCGAGTAACCTGGCCAGAGCACTCAGCGGTGGCGGTAGTTGAGGGCGAGCCGACGCACTGGATGCCGCTGCCCGCACCACCGGGCAAGGGGGGCGCATGATCCTTTCCGCAGACGACCTAGCGACACTCACCGGCCGCGTGCAGCGGACGGCCCAGGCGCGCGAATTGCGTGCGCTCGGGGTGCCGTATCGCCTGCGGACGGACGGTTCCATCGTGGTTTTTCGGAGGGACATAGATGAACCGCCCGCGCAAAAAGGATCGGCATCTCCCGCCTTGCGTCTACCTGCGGCACGGGGCGTACTACTTAGTCCGCCGGGGGCAGTGGACGCGCCTCGCATCCGACTTGCCAGCGGCGCTCGCTGAATATGCCCGCCTGTACGCTCAAGCATCGACCGGCATGGCCGCGCTAATTGAGGACGCCGTGCCGCACATCATCGCCGGGCGCAAGCCCAATACGCAAAAGCTGTACCGGCTGACGGCGCGCAAGTTGCAAGGCATCTTCGCGGAGTTTGCCCCGGAACAGGTAACGGCGGCGCATGTCGCGCAGATGCGGCGTGGGCTTGCTGCAACGCCGAGCATGGCGAATCGCTGCGTGGCTACGCTTCGGCTGGTGTTCAATTGGGCGGTCGAGGAGCACTTGGTCGAACAGAACCCGGTGATCGGTGCCAAGCGCATCAAGGAAAAGCCACGCACGCGCCGAATCACGACCGGCGAGTACGCAGCCATCCGCGCAAAAGCCACACCGCGATTGCAGATTGTCATGGAACTTTGCTATTGCACCGGCCAGCGGGTAGGCGATGTCCTGGCGATGCGTCGGGAGCAGCTTAGGGACGACGGGGTGTACGTCAAGCAAGCCAAGACGCAGACGGAGGTGCTCATCGCATGGAACCCGCGCCTACGTGCCGCTACGGACGCAGCAAAGGCCGCACACGGGCGCGTTGTAAGCCTGTACGTAGTCAAGGGCCGGGGCGATGTTCCGCCGTCTTACGCGGCCGTCTACAAGGATTGGAAGCGCGCGTGCTTGGCAGCGGGCGTGCAGGGGGCAAACATCCACGACTTGCGGGCGATGAGCGGCAGCGATGCCAAGCGCGAAGGGCTAGACGCACGCGCGCTGCTGGGGCATACGACGGAACGGCAGACGCAGACGTATCTGCGTGACCGGGAGCTGCACGCAGTGCAGGGGCCGGGGGCGGTGAAGCGCAAGAGTATTAGACAGCCCTCCGATTGAATTGGACAGCCCCGAGCATCCATGCGGGTTTGCGGGCAGGGTCAATTGTCCTCGTTACAGCCGGACAGCTACCCGCTAACCCGCACTGTAGGCCGGTCTACGGGTTTTGGCGTCTAATACGATTGGGCGCGGAGGGGTCGATATTCCTGCGGATTGGCAGGGGGTCGGGGCTAAGTAATGGACAGCTCAAGCCGCCCGCAGCCGCCTCCACGCTAGGTACTCCGCGCCCTCCTCCGGGTCCCAGAAGATTTTGCACAAGTCCGGGTGATCGTCTGCGAGGCGCGGGTCGATGACGACAAACGCGCACGGACTGATCGACTGGTCGCGGAAGCCGCGCTCAAGCGCGTAGCGGTCGTAGATTTTGTAGGACGCGATCTGCACCGCGTGGCATGTGCGCCCGGTGTCGGGATCTTTCAGCACACCGTAGCCGCTCACATGCTTGTGCCCGCACATCAGCAGATGGTCGCGCATCCCCATGCTGGCGGCTTTCATCACGCCGTGCGCCGGATTCCACTGAGAGCGCCCGGCGAAGTCATGGCGGGCGTTTACGATGACCTTGCGGCCATTGGGGAAGTCTAGCGAGATGCGCAGCTCGGACATCTTGTAGGTGGCGCCGTGCTGCCGCGAGATCCACTTTAACGGGTCGCCGCTGCCCGACCAGCCGTCGTGATTGCCCCCAATAATCCAGAGCCAGCGAGTGCGGCTGACGAACCACTCCGCAAGCTGCCACGCTTGAGATTGTGACGTGGACTGCTCGGCGTACAGCTTGGCAAGTCTACCCACCCAATTGTTCGTCGTGTCGCCAATGTTGCACCCGAAGATGCCCTCGCGGTGCGTCAGGTCCGAGTGCCGGCGCAGCAGGGCAAGGTCGGTGCCATCGTCGTCCACATGCGGGTCACCGAACACAAGCAGGCCGATGGGGCCGTCGATTTTGACTTTGCATTGCATGAGGCGCGCGGCCTCGTTGTATTCCTTCTTCCGCTTAAACTGCCGAATGCGGTGCTCGACAAGATCCTCTACCGGGATATCCTCGGGCGGCAGGCCGGAAACAGTAAATTCGCTGGCCGCAGCCGGCGGGAACATGTTGCGCGGTGGCGCACCGTGCGACAGCGGGGGGATGCCCAAGTTGCGCAGCCGAGTAATCAGTGCGCGAGCACTCATGCCGAGTTCTGCGGCAATCCGGGTTGTGCTGCCGCTGTGCCGCGCGTGGGCGGCAAGAATGTCATTGTCCGTCGCTTTTTGGGCAACCATCAGTGCTTTCCTTTTCTCACCAGCCGCTCGACGCTATCGACGGTGGCCCGGTGGATGTTGATGTAGCTTCCGTGCTGCCCGGTAGTCGTCACATGCAAGACTTGCAGCCATTCCTTGCAGGAGTGAACGAGGTACCCCACTGCTACGCATACGCCCTCGCCCCTAGCCGGCGGGTCGGGCAGGTCGCCGTCGTGCCAGTGCGGGTGCATGCTCATGCTGTGATCTTTGAACACCACCCGGACTAGCGGTGCCGACTTGCGCTTACCCATCAACTGCCCCCTTGCCACTGGTTAGATTCTTTGAGCGCGGCTACGCACGCGGCGAAGGCGTCCTCGATCCGCAACGCCAGATGCCCCGGCCCGCTGGACTCGATGACGATGAACTCGGGCAGCACGCCGTTGCAGGAGATGCCGACGCGGAAGGTGCCGGGATCGGCGGACGCGGGTAGGCACGCGACGAGGATGGCCGCGACGATTCCGGCTCGCATGGGTAGTCCTTTGGATTGGCGGACTGACGGGCAGGTGTAACAGTGCTAGAAAGTGCTTGCGTTGTTACCGGAAACGCGATACTATTACTTATCGACAACGCAGCGCAAACCGGAGCAAGCGAAATGACTACTTACACCGTCCACGCCAACGGCGTGATCATGGGCACCTACGACAACTGCAAAAGCGAGCAAGCCGCGCGCGACGCCCTCGCGCGCGACGTGGGCTACGAAAGCGAGGCCGACATGGTTGCGCAGATTGAGCAGCCGTCCGAATTGATCGCTGAGCCGGGGGTCGTGATTAACGGCCGAATTTTCGACGTCGCCGCCGCGCGTAATCTGATGGATGACGACCTGTGCGAAAGCATCCACGGGACCGTCTTTACCGAACAGGAGTTTGTAGACGCGTATCTCATAGCCCACCGCGCAAAATTCGGCGAAGATTTTGAAATCAACTAGCCACGGAGAAAAGCATGGCCTACAGCGAGATCACCTGCAAAGCCGACCCGCTTTTGGTCGTCCATATCGACCGCAGCCGAGCGACGGCCCCCGTTACCTACACCTACGATGATTGCGAAAAGCAGTCCACTCCGTATCAAACTGCCGATATGCCGATAGACGACCAGCGCGCGGCGCAGATGGTTAACGAATGGCTGTCGTAGCCCCCAAACCCGCCACCGCCCGCGTAATAGCCCTTCGCAAGCGGCGCGCGGCGCACGGGCTGACCCGGTTGGAGGTGTACGCGCACCCGGACGACCACGCCGCGATCAAAGCCTATGCGGCTCGACTGCTCAAAAAGCGAGGCAAGAAATGATCTTCCAAGTCTATGTCGTGAAAGGGAAAAAGCCAGACGAGTGGAAGGACTTCATTGGCATGTACGAGTCCGAGAGCGCGGCGCGGGATCGGGTCCGTCAAGCCATCGCGTCGGGCTACGACCGGGGTTACATCAAGCAGGGATTCGATGTCGTCGCCTATCTGGACGAGTCCTCGTTTACAGCGCCTCCTAGCAAGCCCAGCCCTGTCAAGCCCAAGAAAGGACCGACCTTACCCAAGTGACGAGGATCGAACGCCGCGCTTTTTGCGTCTCGGACATTTCCGGGTTGCAGCATGATTGTCCCCTCGGCAAAGCGCGCCGAGTCATACCCGGCGGCACGCAGCACATCCGTTGCGTTGCCGCCGGTTTGCGCGTCCAGCACCTGCATGAGTGCCGCAGCGGGCATTTTCCCAGACCTAAAGTCCGACGCCATCAACGGCAACTCTTTCGCGGCGTATGTGTTCTTGTACTGCGTCCTAAGAATGTCGGCAAATCGCTTCAGATCCTCGGGGCCAAACCCGTCGTCTCCATTGAACTGCTTGCCAAGACGCAATGCGTACTCGCGGACATCCGGGTTCGAGCCGTGCCTTGCGCCATATTCGGCGGCTTGTGCCGGGTCGGGCGTATACCACGGCCCGTCAGCGATGGATCTCCCGCCGCGCCACATGCCCGGCGTATAATCCTGCTCTGTCATCCTGGCGCTTCGCGCAGCGTCGGACATGTCAAGCGACTTGCCAGCCTTGCTGGCCTTGCCGATCTTCCCCGCGACCGACGGCACGAACGGCAGCGCGCCGAGCGCAGTGAAGGCGGCATTGCCCCAAGTACGCTCCTCGGGTTTCGCTGCGTACATCGCTGCGTCACCCAGCAGCCCCACCGCATCGCCCACCACCGGAATCGGCGCAGTCAGCAGCCCCGCGCTTTGCAGCGCATCGGCCATGCCGCGCCCGACTTGATTCCTTGTCGGCCGGTTCGACGGCGTGTGCGACAACAGCCCGCGTTGCTGCGCCTGCTGCGCACGCTGCATTTGCTCTAACAGCCCCGCCATTACTTTTCCCCCGCGAGCATGTCCGTTTTACGCGCTGATCCCGACGACGAGCCGAGCCAGTACGACGCGACAATGGAGATGACCACCAGCACCGCCGTTACCACCTGAAGGCGGATCTCGTTGCTCCAGTCATTGCCCCACAGCACAGAGCCGACGACGGCGTAGACCGGCAGCAGCAGCGCGACCGTCACCCACACGGCAGGCATACGCCATGCGGGGGTCTGCGCTGCGGCGACGTTGAACTTTCTCGCTCCGTCGATTCCACCGCCGCCCGACTCAACCAGCGCGTACCATCCCGCCTCGACCGCCTCTGCGGCCTTCTGGCGGCTCGCCGGGTCGGCTTGGATGCTCTCCACCGCGCCTTGCAGGTTGGGCGCTCCTGTGGCCTCTACGACGAGCCGGGCGACAGTCTCGGCGGCTGCGACGTTGCGCTCGGCTACGGCCGACCCGGTGCCGAATAGCTTGGCAAGTTGGGGGATGGCCGACACAAGGGACGGCAGGAGAGCGAGCAGGACGGGTGCCATAGGTTTCCGTACATCAATGGTTGGGGCGGAAATGGTTGGGGCGGATAGCGGGGGAATTTGGGGCTTATCCGCCGGGGTATCCGGCAGCAAGAACATGCGCCGTTCGGCCTCGCGCCTGCGGGTTAGCCCGCGCACTACCTGCCCGCCCGCACGGTTCCAGGCGAGCAGCGCGTCAGCCGCGTCTGCGTAGCTGCCCGCGCCATTCAGCAGGCGCAGCAGCGTCGAGCGCTCCAACGCCCCCGCGCCCACGTTGAAGGAGAACGACACCAGCGCGTCAAACTGTGACTGCGTAAGCGGCACCTTGACTAGCCGGGTAACCGCTTGCTCAAACCGCGCGACATCTGCCCGCAGCAGTTCGTCGGCGCGCTCGCGGGTGATCGTCAGCCCTTCGGTGACATCCGGGCCGGTGTGGCCGTAGCCGATAGTGAGGACGCCCGCTACGTCGCGGTAGGCGGTGAGCTTAAGCCCTTCAAACCCTTGGATAAGCAGCAGGCCGGCGTCGGACAGTTTCATCGCATCACGGCGTAGATCATGCCGAGCGCGCCGATCACTACCAGCGCATCGAACAAACTCAGCAGCAGCGTCGTCCAATCGGTAATCATCGGTCAGCCTTGGCGTCTAGTTTGTCGATGATGGAATCTAACTTAGCGTTAATCGCCGTCATGCTTTCCTCAAACCGGCGCACCGGCACGTAGTCGCGGGCCATCTCTACATGCAAGGCGTTCAGGTCGCGTCGCAACTCAGTGACCGCGCCATATAACGTCTTGGCGAACCAGCCGAGCGCGGCCGAAGTGATGCCGAAAACGGCGTTAAACAAGATTTGCGGGTCCATAAGCGGCTCGGTTTGTGGCAGGATGGGCGGATGGGAACACTTGCCATTGCCCTACTCATCCGCCCGCTGATCGCGCTGGTAATGCTCGCGCTAATCGTGCGGCCGGTCTGCTGGGTAGCAAAAAAACTGATCCCCGAAGGCAGGATCAAAGAAATCCTGTTTCGGCCTATCGGTTGGCCGCGTCGAGTAAACCGCCGGTAAGCGCCAACTGCGCCGCCCGGTTGCGCAGCAGAGAAGGCGCAGCGCCCCCTAGCAAGCCCGGCCCGTAGCTCGGAGCGTTGACCATCGCGCGCTGGTAGGGACCGGACAGAATCGCGGAGCGCACCGCAGGCCGCCCCACAATGCCAGCCATCAGCAGCGGGTTGCCGGTTACCGCCGAAATCGTCCCCATCGCGCCAAAGTCTAGCGGCGAGATACCCGGCATGCTGCTGGTGATGTCTTGCGTTGCGCGCGGGAATACTTGCCCCGTCTTGGCGATCGTCCGCAGTTCGTCCGTCAGCGGTTTGCCGGCCCGCAACTGGTTCGCCATCTTGGACGCCGACACACTGCCCGCGCCCTCGCGTAACGCCTTCTCGACGGTGTAGGACTTTGCAATCAGCACGCGCGCCTCGCGCAGCGCCTGCACCGCGTCGTCTGCGCCGACCGACTTGGCGTGCCGCTCAATCATCGACTCCACCGCCCCGGCCAAGTCCTTCTGCGCTCGCCCGATTGCCTTCTCCGAGCCCTTCGCCATGGGCGCAAGGTTGTCGGTCGCACTCTCGCGCAGGGATTGCAGGATCTTGACTGCGCTCGACGAGTCGAACTCGAGTTTGTCCAGCGCCTTCACCAGCGCGCCGACTTCCTTGTTCGCCAACTCCGGGAAGTCCGACACGGCAGGCGAGAACCGGGCTTCCACGGCTTGCAGCGCCTTGCGGTAGGCGTCGTCCGCGCTGATCTTGCCGAGCGCCTCCACGGGCTTGTACATGCCTCCTGCGGCCGCCCGCACGCCTTGCAGCGTTTCCTTGGTGAGCGGCACGTCGTCAGCCAGCCCGAGCGCCTTGCGGGCCAAGTTGTCGGTGACGGCTTGGTTTTTGATCGCGGCCGACTGCGCGGTGCTGATCTTGCCGGCGAAGCCTTCCAGCGCGCGGTTGGCGAGCGACGGGTTGGCAGACGACGGCGGAATGGTGTAGCCGGCGGTCCGAGCCTCGGCGATCGTGGCGTCGCGCACCGCGTTCTGCGCCGTCTGCTGGGTGACGTTCTGCGCCGCCCGGCCCGTCAGGTAGTTAGCGAGTTTGTCCCCGCCTACCTTTGCCCCAGCGCCGACCACCGCACCAAGGCCGGCATTCGCGGCCCGCTCGCCCATGTTCTCGGCAGGCAGCGCCGCGCCCATACCGCCCGCGATCAGCGCCTGCCCTGCAATGGTGTTGCCGCCAGGGATGAATGTCGCCGCCACCGCCGGAAGCGCCGTGCCGATGAAGTCGCCAACCTTGCCGCCGACGGTCGAGCCGAACGCCTTGTTCGCAACTTCGTATTCTTGCTTTTGCTCGGGCGTAGCACGGCCTACCATCTGCGAGCCGCCGAGCGCGTACCGCTGCGCCGCAGTCGCCATGCCGTCGCGCACGTTGCCAAAAAACGAGTTGTCCTTCGCCATCGTGTCGTACGCACGTTGCAGACGTTCTTTGCCGTCGAGCATCTTGGTCGGCGCAGCGGGCGCGGATGCGTTGCTCTGCACATACGCCATCACTTGCTCGTCGGTGGCGTCGTCTGGTGCCGTCACCCGATACGTTGCGCCGTCCGGGCCGGTGACTTTAAATGTCGCCACCTTACTTCTCCCGCTGGATCGACCAGCCGCCGGTTGCGCCGCCGACGCGCCCGCTCACCGTGCCGGTGCCCAACCCCGCAGGCCCGGTTTGCGACATACCGGATGCGCGGTCTTGGATCTCGCGGATGGTGCGCAGCGCCGCCTTCTTGGTCGCAGCCGGAATCGTCGGGTCACCAATCTGACCGGCCATCTGCTTGTAGAGCAGCACGTCCTTGTCCGACTGCGGGCCACTCATCTTCGGCATCTTGGCAATCAAAGCGCCCTCAAGCGCACGCAGTTGCGCCGCCGCCTGTGCGCCTGGGGTTGCCGCACCAAATGCCTGCGCCGCCTTGTCGATCCCGACGCCCAAGTAGCTGCCCGTGGACTGATCGATCAACTTGTCCGCTTGATCGAGCAGCGCCAGTGCTTCGCGCGCCTCGCCGGCCTTCTGCGCCGCCGTGCCGGGGTCTTTCGCGCCAATCGGCACGCCGTCCTGCGTTGCAGGCTTGAACTCCTGCGTCATCCGGTTGGCGAATCCGCCGCGCGCCGGGTCGTACACCCAGTCGGTGGCCTTCGTTGTGCCTGCTGCGGCAGCGGTGGCCTCGCGAGCCCTTGCGCTTACCAAATCCTGGCCGCGCAATTGAGCCGCAATTGACGCCTTGCTGTCGGGCGACTGCCCCATCGTGAGCGGCCCGGCCTGCGCCAGCGGATCGACAAACTCCACGCGGTCGCCAAGTTGCACGCGCTCGCGCTTTATCTCGCTGCCACCGACAGGAACCGGAGCCTGCCCAGGCGTGACGAAGCCCTGCGTCTGCCGCCCGTCCGCGCCGAAGAACGTGCGCCATTCTGCTTTCGGGAAGGCGCGCTCGACTGCCGCCTTTCTGTCCACGCCAAACAGCAGCGCAATCTCGGGATCTTTCTGCTGCGCAAACTCAAGAAACTTGCGGTCGAATTCGGCTTTCATTTGCGCGGCCTTCTGCTCTGCCGCGTACTGCTCTTTCTCAAAGCCGAACCGCTCCTGCCGCATCCCCAACTCGGACTGCCGCATCTGCACTTCCTGCCGCAACGCCTCCTGCCGCTGCGCATCCGCGCGCAGTCGCCGCTGCATTTCCTGCCCTTGCATCATCCCCTGCGGGAACGCTTGCAGCGCCGCACCGATGCCGCCGCCCTGTTGCCGGGGCGTGAGCAGCGCACCGCCCGCACCAAGCAGGCCCATCGCCATCGGGTCGATGCCGTATCCGTCAAGTAGTCCGGCCATCTCAGTAGCCTCCGGTCAGATAGTTAGGCATCTGCGTCGACACGCCGTAGTTGTAGCCGCCGAGCGAACCCGGCTGCTGCGCGCCTTGCTGCGGGTACAGGCTGCGGTAGATGCCAGCGCCCGCCAGCGCGCCGCCTATGGCCCCCTGAGCCGCGCCTACGCCCGGCATCGTGGACTGATTCTGCTGGCCGTACTGCGGATTGATCGCGTTTTGGAGGATGCCCAGGTTTTGCGTCGGGTAGTTTTGCAGTCGGTCGAACTGGCTGCGCTGGAAGTTAAGTTGGTCTTGCTGGTTGCCTTGGATCTGGTTGCCGACGTTTAGCAGCCCTTCGGTGTTCGCCCGCCCGTCCTGGGAGAACCCAAGAGATGCGCGCGATGCCGTGTCCTGCGCGCCGCGCTCCTGGTTGTAGTTGCCCATGTACAGCGAATTCATCGCCTGACCGAGCGAGTCACCGAATGCCCGGTCCGCGTTGCCGACGTTCTGCCGATAGGCGGACGAGTAGCGCGGATCGTTGCCGCTCATCTGCGCGCCACTGGTCAGCGAGCCGCGCGTGCCGGTTGCGTAGCCCTCGCCCATACGATCCGCGACACCCTTAGCCGTGGCGTCCAAGTACGGGTTGCGGCCGAGCATCCCGCCGCCGATGACGTTGGCCTGCTGGTTGCGCGCAGCGTTGACCAGCGGGTCGCCACTGTTAGCCCGGCCTGCTACTTGGTCAAAGGCGTTCTGTTGCGTCAAGTTGAAGTTCGCCACGCCTTCGCCTGTGTACGGCACGAACGGGCGATTGCTGTAGTCCTGCGCGCGGGCAAGCGCTTCCTGCGCGTAAGGCAGTTGCCAAGGGGCAAGTCCAGACTGCGAGCTTTGCGTGGTGTCCTGCGTGCCGCCAAGCGCACCAGCAGCAGCACCCAGCCCCGCAGACAGCAGCGCCGGGTTAGACAGCAGCGAACCACCAGCCGACCCAACCGCGCCGAGAAGGCCCGCACCGGCACCGCCAGCGGCAAGCGCACCGCCGCCTGCGGTAAGAGCACCACCGCCAGCGCCAAGCGCACCCAACTCCGCACCGAACGAACCCGCGCCCGTCAGAGCGCCAGCCTGCGAGGCAGCGGGGGCGGCGGCGCCAGCAGCGCCAGCGCCGAACGCGCCAGAAGCCAGCCCAAGCCCGCCAAGCGCGGCACCGCCGACAATCCCTAAGCCGAGCTCGCGGGTGATGTCTTGCTCGGGCTGCTGGTACTGAAACGGGCTGACCCCGCCGCCGGCACCGTAGAACGAGCCGACATCCAACCCGCCCGGAGTGCCGCCGGAGCTTTGCGTCAGGGACGTAATGCCGCCCGGCCCCATCAGCAACCCGCTGCTGCCGTTGTCGTAGTAGCCGGGAACGATGCTGCCGGTTTCGTTCGTCATCGTATCGACAAACCGGCCGCCACCCGCCGTCCACTGCGCGAGCAATTCTTCGTAGGTCATTTCGCCGTCCACCCGGTTGCAAGGCCCGCGTTAGCGGTCTTGATGTAAATAGATGTGCTCGCACCCCCGTCGGTGCGCAGGTATATCGATCCTTTGTCCGCCACCACCACCCCTTCGGGCGTGCCTGCGCCGACAAACACGCGGCCGGCTAGGACGTTCACTTCCTGCGCCACCTCGCGCAGCACGGTCTGTAGCTCGGGCGATTCGTTAGGAAGGCGGCCTTCGGTATTGACTCTCATCGCTTACCCGCCGGACTAACGTCAACGCTAAAGCCGTTCATTTCATACATGCCGCTGGAATTGAACGTCACCCGATGCCAGCGGGCCGAATGACTGAAGTCGTACTTTCCGTCGAGCAAAGGCTCCTCAGTACCCAGCACCAGCGCATCGGACAGGTTCATCCGGTGATAATGCGCGGCAGTGCTAACCGCCGGAGCTTGCAGCCAGCGCGCACGCGCACGCCGCACCATCGACACCGCGTCGTCGTCACCGAAGTCGCCCGTCGAGATGTCAGACGCACCGGGTAGGCCGATGTACGCCTGCGCTGCATGGTTGGTCGAGTCCACAACCAGCGGCAAATCGTTGGTAAACCTCGGCAGCATGGACGGCGGCACCGGCACGTACTCGCGCGGGCCGGTGCACACCCAATCCGCCGCCAGTTGCGAGTAGCCCCAGCGGTCCGACTCTACGTGGTACGACACACATTCAGTCAGCGTGCCGCCGACAGCATTGCGGCCGGGGTAGTACCACCGCACCACTCGGCGCACCGCGTCCCACACGCACTGAACAAAGGTGAAGTTGGTGTCCGCGCCAATGGCCTCTCGAAAGAAGTTCCAGGGAGCCGACTTGATCCGCTCAATGCTGCCGCCGTTGTGCCGGTAGAAGCCATCAGCACCCAGCCAGTACAAGATGCCCTCGGCCTGAGTAACCGCATCGTGGCCCGCCATGCCGATGTCCGTAGACACAACCGACCAGCCCCATATCTGCGGCGTGCCGATGTACGCACCGCGCAGCAACGAATCGGCCTTGAACGCTAGGATGTTGTCCCGGTACGAAATCATCCGGGTAATTGCGCCCGGAGTCTGCGTCAGCCGGCCTTGCGCCGACTGCGTAGCAATGTCCGGCGTCCACAGGTCATACCGCTGCAACCCGCTGCACCACCAGCCGTCGGGGTAGTTCCAGCCGCCGGTAGTCGTGCCGCCCAGCATCACAAAGCCGGACTGTACGGCCATCGTATTAGCCGCGGGCGCACCTGATACGTCAGTCATCGCAACGCCCGCAGCCGGCCCTACAGACTGCTGCAAAACGTTGCTGGACTGCACCGCGAGCATGACCTCGCCAAAGCTGTCAAAGCGCCACGCAAACGCGGGCGAGGCGGCAACGTAGGGGGCGGCGCGGCTGATGTTGTACTGCGAGCCAAAGTAGCTGTAAATGCCCGTGTCGGTCGCCAGCACCAATACCGGCGAGTTCAGCCCCAGCCGCACCGTAGCCCCGCCCAGGCAGCGCGACGGGAGCGTAATCGCGTTGCTCGGGGAGTTTACAAGTTGCATCTCGGGCGCATACCCGCGCGTCGTTGGCAGCACGTTGTGCGCGGACGTAATGACACCCGGCAGGGTAGAGTCCGCGTCAGGACTCCACGACAGGAGCGGAATATTCGGACTCATGTCGAGCGCGGAATCCTGATCCACGCCTCGGAGTCGCGCGGCAGGCGCAGCCACGTACCGTTAGACGGCGTAGGCAGCACAATGTCGGCCTGCGCATACCCGAACATCCCGGCGCGAAACAACCGGGCCGCAAACAGTGCAGAGCGGAACATTACGTCAGGTCCGTCACGACGTTGGTGACATTGCCGCTCGCGTCCACGGTCAGCGTAATACGCGCCTTGCTGTCGGTGATGCTGCGGTACACCTCGGTCGTGCCGCCAACGCCAGAGCGTTTAGCGTGCGCCGCCAGCAGGTAGCGCAGCGCGCCCTGTAGCGTGTACCCCGTCTCGATGCCATCAGCCGCCGTCAGCGGGTTGACGTAGCCTGCGGTCGTCAGCAGCGAGCCGGTGGAGACAGACAGGTTAGTCAGCCCCGCAGCCGCGCCGTCGTGAACATCAATGCCGGTGATCTGGATTCGTGACCGATAGCCACGCACGCCCGTCTTGACGACGCGGAATTGCAGGACGCCAAGCGTATTGACTTCGGTCGCGGTGGCTTCGTACATGTACGTACCCCCGCCAATCTCCGTCACGCTGCCTGTGTGGTTGGCTTCCGCCGCGCCGGCCTTGGAAAGCTTCAATTCACCAGACGCGAAGG